TCTAGTTTTTGATTTAAGCTATCCATACCACTAGCCATGACTTGGTACTGTGGAAATGCAACATTAACTACAGCTCCACCTCTAACTAAACCACCTGGATATGTTTTTCTTTCTCTTGCCATTATGTAATTTTCTTTCCATCAGTTGGTGGTTTCTTATCAAAAACTCCTGTTGTAGACATAGTAGCCATATCAGTACCCAGGCCAAAGATAGCATTTAAGTAACCCATTTTTTTAGCTTGTTTACCAGCTATCTTATAATTATTAAATTCTATAATTCCTAAATTCTGTGTAAGCTCCTGGTTAATTGCTGCAAGAGAAAAATCTTCTGCTCCTTCTCTTAATGAAACTATTTGTGAAGTTAAAATAGATCCTTCGTTTGTTAAGGCCCCACCAGCTGCACCTCTTGCAACAATAGTACCTAATGCCTTATTAGTTTCTTTTAATGCCTCAACACCTTGTTCTTTAAATTCAATTCTTCTTTCTTTAAATTGTAATGCAGATATATCTGCTTTAGCATCTAGACTAGCTTTAGTAGCAGCTGCTGAATACAAAGTAGCATAGGCCTTACCTATACTTGATATTACTCCAATGATTGCCCAAGGGTTTGCCATTATTGTCCTACACTCACTTTATACTCCACACCTAATAAAGTAAAGAAAAGGGGAGCTGATTGACTAAATGTTAGTTGACCTTCTCGATCATAACCTAACATTGGTTTTCTTCTTTTCTTTCCTGTAAAAAAAGTTGCTGCTGTAAATGGAAACTCTTTAGCATCTAAAGTTAAATTTTGTGAAAGGTATAATAATGCTGATGCCTCTACTATTCTTTTCTTTTGTCCTACTGTATTACCACTTGGTAATTTTAATTCTACCGGCATTGTTTTAACAGTTGGTGTATAATTTAATCCTATTTCAATATAACTTGTTGGCAATGTGCTAACTACTATAGCTCCAGAGGCAACTGTAGCATCTGCTGCCATAGCATCATCAATTATCACTTTAACTGTTTTACCTTCTAAATGAGTTAATCCTGTTATAGATGCACCACTAGGAGTGTTGGCTACACCTCCCATGGCTGCATGAGATGAACATTGATAATGTAAAGTAGGAGCTGCACTAGCTACTACGATTTGTGTGTAGGCCCCAGAAGATCCAGGTGTTCCACTTGTAGTTACTCCTGTTGTGTAAGCTGTAGTTTTGTTTGCATCTAAATAAAATCTTAATGGATGGCCAGAGTTAGAATTATCTGATTGATCAAATTTATAAGTATGACCTTCATACAAATTAAGTGTTGCTTGTTGTACTCCATCTATAAAATATTTATTTGATCCAGAAACACTTTGTACAGTAACAGCTTTAGTTATTGTAGATGAGTTTGGTAATGTACCAGCAGAGCTAGTTAATAATTTATTGCTGTCAGTAGTATTATCATCATTAAAAGTTTCAATATAATAAACTGTATTAGAGTTTACTGTTCTTTTAATTACAAAATAAATTGTATCTACATCTACAGCAACTTTTACAAATTCACCATCAGTAGATGACAAAGAAGGAGCTATAACATTTTGACCTCTTAAAATTGAATAAGTTGCAAGAGATCCATCAGTATTAACAATTAACAATAAATCACCATCATCAGTAGATGTTGCTTTTCTTAATGCTAGATCTGTTGGAGTAACAAGTAAATGAGAAGATAATAAAGAAATATTATTTGATATGTAAGATAACTCTACATCACTAAATAAAAATTCTCTTAATGATTTACCAGATCTTTGTATAAACATTGTACCACTTTCAGCTCCTACAGGCTTAATACCTTCTTTAGATCCTCTTTTAGTTGCACCTTGTATTACAACATTGCCTGGTGTGATTGGATCAAGATCTGATTGTGGTAAAAAGAATTCACCACCTTTAGTAAAGATTTGTAAATCTCTACCAGAGAATAATCCTGTAACAGCATTAACCTGGCCTGTGTTTAATGTAACTTCTATAGCATCATCATCTAAACTTTCACCTGGATTAAAATCAAAAAATCTTCCTACTCTTGATGCAAAAATTGTATTGGGCCTAGATTTAGATCCACCAAAATATAATCTTCCTTCATGAAATGTTACTGTTCTAGGGTATCCATAAGTAGCACTCCAGGCATCTACATAATCTACTTCAAGTAACCAAGATCCACTTGCAATAGCTGAAGTATTAAAAAATGGTATTTCAACAATAGCCTCTACAACAGTACCAGAAACAAATCTTGTTATTCTAGCTCTACCAATTCCATCTGCTGCCTCAACATAATCATCAACATTACTAGATGCAAAAACAGAAGATCCAGCAGTTAATGTTATATTACCATCTACAGCTGAAGGAGTTAATGTTGCTGAAGGATTTGATGTAGATAAACTAAATGCATACTTGGGTGTGTACTCAAAACTAATATCTGCAATAGTCCAGGTAGTATGACTAGCTCCTCTTTTAATTTGTTTAGGGGCCATGTCCTCCTGGACAACAATTAATGTATCTGCTGATTGAGCATAATCAATAGTTGATAAATTAGAAGATCCAATAGCAGTAACAAGATAATCATTACCGGTTCCATTAATGTTTGTTTGTAAAACTTTATCTTTGTAAATGTACATTCTATTATGTACAAATAACAACATATAACTTTGTGTAGTTGAAAATTCAAAAGGAACTAATCTACATCCATTTTGTGGATTAGCAGCAGAAGGTATTGTTGAAATGTATTGTAGTCCTGGTCTACGAGTAATACCACCTTGTGGCTGAATAACTACATTACGAGCTTGTTCTAAAGAATTATAATATTGATCAATATCTATTCTAGATTTTAATAAAGGATCTATTTCCCCTGTAGTAAAATTTGTTTGTATAGATACAGCTCTGCTCATTATCTAACATCTGTTAATGGAAATTCATGGATAGCATAGCTAGGTTTGCCTCTGCCATCAGCATTACTTGCTGATCTAAAATATCCACCTCTGCCATTTTCAGATGGTGTACCTAATGCTACAACTTTCCAATAATCTGCTTTTGTTATTTGATCAGTTACCGGTTCAGCTAAATGCCAGGCCATCATATAAACAAGTAGTTGTACAAAATATGAAGGCATCAAACCTTCTGTAATTGCACTTGTAATATAATCAATAAAAATTGTTTCTTCGTTTGTATAAATAGCTGGGCCAGAAGAAGTGTATTGTAATTCGTAACTTGTTATTGGTACAGCTAAATTTGCTTTTGAATTATAAACTTGAAATGCTTGACCAGCTACAGCTGTTGAAGGCAAATCAAATCTATTATCCCACTCACCTATTGGTGATGTTCCAGATTTAGTTAATTGTAATTTTGTTAGAGCAAAACTCCAAGGGTACATTGACAGAGTTTGTCTTTTAACAGTTTCGTAAATATTATTACATACAGCAGCAGCATCATTAGATGTATCGCTAAATGAACTTATTGTATCAGCTCCCAGCAAATTTAATGCCTGGTTGCAGATTGTTATATTTGTATCACCACTTGCCATATAAAAATTCCTAATTGTAGAAGAGGCCCATAAGGGCCTCCTCTATTCTATTATTAGTCTGCGTCAGCAACTGATAGAGCTGTTCCATCAGATACATCAACTACACCACTCGCATTCGATAACACAGTTACCAAACTTGAAGTAGGTACAGAACTATCCCAGATGTGAATAAGATCACCAACTTTTAAAACATCGGATGCACTATTGAAATATCCAGATGTATTAATGTCAGCTAAAGTATCAGATCCAGGAGCTGTGTAACTCCACATTTGAGGAGCAATACCAGCTTTACTTTGTCCACCTATCGGTTGTAGGTTTGTTTTATCATAAGCCATAATTATATCCTCCTCTATTAGCTTTCGTCACAAGTTACTTTTACGATACCTTCATCATCTATAGATACTGCACCGGCACTAAACATTGAATTAACTAGGAACGAAGTTTTTTCCGGAACATAGTTAATCTCTGTTTTTTGTGCCATGTTTTCAGCCATACCTATTGCTGATCTGTGGAACGCAAAAACACTTCTGTCGTTTGATGTTAATGGTAGACCACCTTCATCTCTGTCGCCAAGAACAATAAATTTCATTCCCATGAAAGTATTGATCTCACCAGAAACAAGAGCTTTGATAGATGCAAAGTCACCACTTACTGCTCTTTCATCACCTAGAAGTCCAGCTAAATTGTTAGCATGAACAGCTATGCAACGATCATCGAAAGGAACATTTTTTGCGTCAAGAGCTTTTTTCGCAGCTATTAACTTTCCAACATTCAAGTTTGATGATGCAGCAGAACCAGATGTAACAACAGTTTTTGCAACTGTTGATGCACCAGACGCACCATTAAGAGCATCTATGACTAATTGGTCTATTCTTCTACCGATTGCTTTTGATACTACTTGAACAAGCTCTGATCTTTCATCAAAATTAACTTTTGCTTGATGAAAAATATCGCTGTATTCAGCAGCATTGTAATCTGACATAGTTGCAGTTACCTGGCTGTATGTTACATTTAAAGGAGTAACATCAGTTTGAGGTATTCTTGCAGTAGCAGATCCCTTACCAAGTTTATTAAACTTGTAAGTTTGCCCTTGTACTCCAGATCTTAATCTAACAGCCTGTCGCAATACACTTTCTGATTGGTAAGCCTGTTTAACTTCAGCATCAAATAGAGTAACAAAAGCATTTGTTATTGATTGTGCCATATTTTTTCTCCTATATTACACATTATTGTTACTATTATTTTTCAGTTGTCGGAATACTTGTCCGGCTGATCTTATGGTGTTGTTGCCCACCAGCCAGAAGGCGAAATGAAATTCGTTATCTTCACTCGCAAAGATAAGCGATTTTATAATAAAAGTAAATAGTTTAAAAAATTATTTATTCATTAAATTTCACCGGTTGATGTAGCAGTACCAGGGAAAGCTCTTGCAAACTGTTCTTCAACTTTTCTTCTAAATGCTGGATCTGATTTGTATTTAGGATCATTTACTAGGCTATAAAGCTCATCTTTAGATGGTTGACCTTCAATATCAACAGGAGCTGTAGGTATAGTTTGTTCACCATAATACTTACGAACTTTATTTAAAGCATTAATACCATTGCCTGTAGCTGCAAAGATTTTAAATTCTTCAAAGTCACTTTCTGACCAAATGCCTTTAGCAACTAAACCCTGGCCCCAAGTAGTAATACCTTTAATAATTTGATCTGCATTAGGCCCTAATATTTTTTTCTCTTCTTCAATATCAATACTATCTTCTTCTGCTTGAGCTGTAGATAATTCTTTAAATTTATTTACGAGATTATCAAACGCAGCTTGAGTAGGTTTGTTTTCTTTTGCCCAATCTTTAAAGTAAGATGCTAATTCATCATCTTCATCTATATCTTCTAAAGCTGACATATCATATTCTTTAGGAGCTTTATGTTTACCCATAGAAAATTGTTTTTGTAATTCAGCATATGATTTACTTAAATCTTCTGTTTTAACTCCTTTTTCTTCATCCCAAAATTTATCTTCTATAAATTCTGGTTTCTCAAGTTTTACTTGTTTTTCATTCTCATAAGTTTTGTCCTCTGCGTTTTCTTCTTCCTTATGAGGTATTGTAGTTTCCTCTGGTGATGGTTCTACCGGTTCTGCTGTAGGAGTATTACCTAATAAACCTTCTTGATTTTCTTCACTCATGATTGTTTTGCCCTTTCTATTCTCATTAATATATCTCGGATTACAGAATTCTGTCCTTCTCTAGCAAAGCCAAAAGATGTTTCAGATCCTGGTATCCAAGTTGGTTGATCTAAAGTTTTTTGTTTTAAATGTTCTAAAACCTTTTTACCTTCATCAGTATCAAAGGTTCTTGCATAAGCCTTATCTAATTCTAATTGATCATCTTTACGATGAACATCTAGAGTATTTAATCCTTCCCATCCTGGAGTATTAATATCTGCCATTAAGATCTAGCCTCTGCCTCTAAAGCCATCGCTGGTTCTTCTGGAGGAGGAGCTTGATCTTGAGGTTGCTCATTCCCAGGTGTTTGTTGCTGCATCATCATCTGTTGCTGCATAGCCATAGCTTGTTGTTGGATCTGTTGCTTTTCTTCTTCATTGTTTCTTAAACTAGCTGGTATGCCAAGTTTATCACCAACGAATGCAGCAATAGCATCCGGTTTTATTTCAGCCACCCCACCAGGGCCTAACGAGTTTGCAATTTGAAAGAACTGCATAACCTCATTCACTTCTTCTAAATTTTGAGCTTTAGCAAGAGGTGATATTGGTACAACTTTAACTTCTAATCCATCTATCTTTAGAGGAAGTTGTATCAAACCTTTTTCATCCATAATGAATAATGTTCTACGAATAATTGGAACCATTGTTTCTGTAATTAATCTTCCAAATGCAGCTCCCATATTTTGAGCTAACTCTTTCATTCTTTCTACAATCTCTGTTGCAGATCTAGCTGACATATTATCCGGAGGTAAAGTATCATCTAATAATGTTTTTTTAATATTCATTCTTAAATCATTAATAACAATTTGAGATACATTAAAATCACCAGCTCTAGGCAAAGGAGCTAACGATGCACCTTGTGGCCCACCATTACGAGCTACAGGAATAATTGCACCAGGAGTAATTCTAATATTGTTTGGATTTAAAACTCCATCATCAGCTGCTGTATAAATTCCAGAGATTGCTAATGACGCATTCTTTAATAATAATTCTAAAGTTTTGTTTAATGTTTTAATATCTGGAATTGCTGTAGTTAGGGGGCCTCTTCCCATTACTTCACCAGGCACTTTCATATATCTACTTACTATCCATGGTGATTGTTTCATTCTTCTGTAAACTAATTCTGATTGAGATTTCTCATGAATAACATGATAACAATAATCTTTTTTATCTGGATCTACTACAACAGCCTCACACAATTCTATTTTTTCTTGTGGTTTGTCATCTATCATTTGTTGTAGTCTTGGGTTTATTTGTGCGTCTGGAAATTGTCTAGCAATAGTATCAGCTCTAACTTTTAATTTTCTATATACATTATCTACTGTACCATTAGGCCCTTCTTCAATAGCAATTAAATATTGAGGAACAGGAGTAAATGTTACAGGGTTTAAATCATCGCCAGGCTGAATTAACATTGCAGCTGTACCAACTGATAGATCTAATAAAAACTCACCAATAGCTAAATCAAAATTACTTTGTCTTAATACAGAAAATAATTTATCTAAATATAAATCAAGAGCTTGTTGCGTTTCACCTTTTCTTTCATCTGGTATATCATTACCAGGTTCTAATCTGCACCATTTTTTATATGGAGGAAATAAACCAGATTGAATTCTATTAGCAAATCTTTGAACAGAATGAATTGCTGTACTATCAAACACTCTAGACATTTTACTTTGTCCAGGAACATTACCTTCATAATAACCATCATATAAATTTCTTTGGGGTAAAGCATACTGATAACACTCTTCATAAATAGATCTCCAATTTTCTTTTGCAGCAAATGCTTTTTTGTGTCTTGATAAAATTTCTTCTGGTTTTAAATACATCATGCTGATGCCTTATTGTTAGCAGCAAAACTAGCAGCTGCTTGTTTGTTTGCAAATCCCCATTTTTTTAAAGCAAGTTTTAATCTAGTAGGTTTACCATTTTTTTCTAATGGCCCTTTCATTCCAGCAAACCTAGCTGCAAACGAGATCCTTCTAGGGTTCTTACCTTTTGATACAGGAGCTTTTAAATTTGATCCTTCTGTTTTTTTAAAAAAAGCTCTGCCTCTTTCATTTAAACCACCACTAGGATTTTTATGTTCTTTTGAATAACCCATTAAAATATTATTGCTCCTAAAATAAAAACAACAATATAACTTCCAATTATTTTTTTATTATTCAATCCTTCTTTAATCCAATGCTTTGGTGTTCTTCCATAAATCATCATATTAATATACCAATCCCTTCTTTCTGTTTTTTCTACTCATTTTCTTTTTTGCTTGTTTAGCTGCTTTCTTTCCAGCTTTTGTATAAGGATATTTCTTACCAGCTACATTAGGCATTATACTAATCCTTTCTTTCTTTTTTTTCTTGGAAAACCAGCTTTCATATTTGCATAAGCCTCATCACTTATTGTTGATTTAGATTTTGATTTCGATGTGCCAGATTTTTTTTTTTGGTTAATATTATAGTAAAGGCCCTTCTTTGCCATTTTACCAGATTTAGTTTTATGATAGCCTGGCATTATTCTTCCTCTCTTTTTTGTTCTGCTTGACATTTGCAATTCTCTTTGCAGCTACAAGTTTTTTTTAATTTAATAAATCTAGGATTACGATTGTACTCTGGTATCTCTCTATCCATATTAAGCTCCTAAAGTTTTCTTTCCTGTATCTCTAGGGTTCCTTACCATGTTTGTATCACCTAGATTAGAGTTAGAAGTAATCAATGAAGATCCTCTATTTGATTTTCTTTTTCTACTTACTTTTCTTCTAACTAATTTTTTACCTTCTGGTTCAGTTGTTTTTTTTACTTCTGTTCTTCTTTCTTCAATAGCAGAAGTTGGTGACGATGTACTGCTACTTCTAAAAGGTTTAGTTATAGCTTTTTTAATTATTCTTGCTGGTGATCCTCCCATTATGTGTACCTCTTATCTGTATCCATAGGATTACGAGTTAATGATTTGACCGGTGTCATGTTATTCGTAACTCCTAATGCTGGATTGTTTCTGTCATCTGCAAATAACAATTTAGCATTTGTTCTACGAGATCTAGATCTTGCAGCTATTTTTCTTTTTTCTCTAGCCTCATTAGCATCAGCCCTTGCCTCTCTTTCATCTAACAACTTATTAGATGTTTCCACTTGTTTAGGTGGTTCATATTTTGGCATTTTGAATAATGATCCCATAGTTTTAAAAGTACCTCGCAAACATATTATAGTCGGAACCATCCACACCATAGTGTTTTAAAATTCCTTCATTTACAAAATATATGCTTTTTATCCATTTGAGAGCAGAAACATTTAAAGAACTGACAGTTACTTGTAATCTTTTTAATTTTAGATCAGCAGCTGCTAACTTCATAAACTGTAAAGCACCTTTATGAAATTTTATTTTATGTTCTGAAATTTTTTTTTTATCAGGTATCAGCCATAACTCTGCAACTCCTGGCCAATAAGGAACTACACCAAAGCAAAGCATGGGTTTACCATCATCAATAACACAGTAACCATAACCTTGTTCCGATGCATGATCCATATACTCCAGGTAATTAGGTTGAGATAAATTTAATTTATCAAATTCATTTAGATCCATAATCTTTAATAGATAAGATCTAAAAGGAACTACACTAATCTTTGTTCCCTGGATCTTGAATATCTGTTCTAGTTTTTGTAGGTTCATTTATTTCTTCTGCTGTTGCTCTGGTTCCTGGTTGATGTAGTACAATGCCTTTCCATTTATCATCTTCAACTTCTACAATCTTCTCTTCTAAAAGTCTAACATCACCCTTTTCCCAAACTCTAATTAAATATTTTTTTATCATGCAAATATATCAAAATCTGCACTAGCTACTGATGCTGTAAAGTTTTTATTACCACCTCTTGTTAATCTTTTATGTTCACCACCACCTAATAATAAATACATAAAAGCATCACCAACATGGGAATGCTCATTCTTATTTGGTTGATCTTTAAATCTCTCACCACCAGAGATCTGAACTCTTTTAAAATGATAGCCACCAGATAATGCTTTTCTTAATCGCTTACATCTTTTATCAACTAACAATCCAGGCTTACCTTGGATTAACCTATTCATTGGAGCTGCACCAGCCTCTCTACGAACTCTAAAATCATTCGTAGCTGTGGGCCTAGCAACTAATCCTATTGTTCTTAAATGATCGAATGCTGTAACTTCAAAGATCTCATCTCTCTTCTGTCCAGCTGGATCACCCCAAACTAATACATCATACTTTGGAAATCTTGTTTCTAATTCACCTTTCAACATATAACCAAATCTTTCCAGGCCCATATCAAATGTTACAAGCTCATGAAGTATTCGCCATTGTCCATTAGGTAACTTCTGACCAAAGATAGCAGCTGGAGTTAAACCAAAGTCAACACCTACCTGGATAGGGTATTGAATATCTGGTTCCAGGAATTCCTCTGTCATTAATGTGTCATCGTATTCGGACATAACAGGCTTACCCTCTTGCACATAAGTGTACTTTCCCTGGGCATAACATCTAATCCAATCAATATTTTTGCCGAGTAAAGTCTGCTCGTAATATCCAGCTGTTAAATTTTTTTGATTTTCTGCTGTAGGGTTTTGCATCCACCATTTGTTTGCAGAATAAACAAAACCATTAGCCTCTGGATTTTCTGGCAGCTCATCCTGGATAACTTCTTCAACAGCTCCTGGCTGCTTAAAAAATTTCCAAGCAAACTTACCTTTCATCTTTTCTTTCTCTGCAAGTCTGTACCACCAATGATCATCATCCATTGGGTTAGTATCCATAATAATAAATCTATTAGTAGATCCACCATCAGCTTTAGTAGGATACCTTCCAACTCTGTGTGTTAATCCATCTATAACAGCTTTAGGCAGCTCTCTAGCCTCATTAACCCAAGCTCCTGTCAATTCCATTGATAATAACTTTCTAACATCTTTAGGTTGATCAAGGGCCAGGAAGATAACTTCACAATCTATACCTGGAGCATTATCTCTTGCCGGTAATTTAATGTGATGTGTTAATGGAGGTGACCATCTAAATGCACCCCAAATGTTCTCTGGAAATAACTCTTGCCATGTTTTAATAGTAGTTGTCCTCAACTCCGGATAAGAATTACGAACTACTACGAACCTAGAATACTTGATCCCATCACGAGGGCTTTGTACTTGATTAACAGCTTTGATCATAATCTCTGCTGCACAAGCATAAGACTTACCAGAACCCACCGGCCCCATTAATCCTCTTACAAAACTTTTATCATTTAAAAATTTCCAAACTGTAGGTGATGTACTAAAGTCTAGATTTAGATTTGCTATTGCATTACTCATCTGTGATTGCCTTTACTATTGATTGAATTCTACTGTCATCTTCTTGTTTTCTTCTAAAGACTATATCTCTATAATCTTTTATATTCTTGCCACACTTTCTCGCACACTCACGATCACTCAACTTGTTCTTGAGCATCGCCACCTGGATCTTCTCCACTTCCTTGTGGTTCATTAACCTCAACATTTTCTGCCTCCACTATTTTAGGTTCTTCCGGCCCACTCATGTTTATCTGTACAACACTTGGTCTATCTACATCTTGCTCTTGCTCTAATAAACCAGATGCTTTAGCTAACACTCTCAACACTCCAACTTTATCATGCAGCTCTACTTCTAACTGTGGCCCCATCTTTGTCGGTGTTACTTTAATTTTTTTTATAGCTTTGATTGCTGACTTTGAAATATTTTTAGGATCCTTAATAGTAACATTACCCTCATCATCCCAATTCATTATCTCATCAATATTTGCAGTAGCTATATCAATTAATTCTTGAGCAACATTATCTTTGTTATGCTCAATGACTTCGGACTTTCTAATCCTCCTCTGAACCACTCGGACACCACCGAACCGATCCAGAGGGGGTTTTATAATCCTCTTTTTAGTAGGGGATTGTGTCATCCATTTCTTCCTTATCAGCTTGTTCGGCTGCTAGATTGACAGGAGGTTCCTCATCCTTATTCTCGAATGTACTAAAGAATAAAATAGGATCACCTTTTTTATATTCTTTTGTTTCATCCTTCTTGTAGATCTTTGTATCTACTCTTCCTGGAACCGGAATGTACTTTCCTGTATCCTTATTGTAATCAGCACCAGGCCAAGTTTCGATGATAACTTCTAATCCTTCTGGAATAGATGCACCTTTGTAAAACTTAAATCCTCTGTTGCTGGATATTGGTTTAGACATATATTTCCTCACTTGTTTGTTTCATGTTTTATTTGTAAAAAAATTGTGTGATACCCCCCTATAGATATACGCACCCAGGGGGCAAAGGGGTGTCCAACTTTTTATGAAATAAAAAGCCAGGTTTTCTGCCCCTGTATTTCTCAATCTTCTTACAATACAAAACATATACGAACCTTTACGATTTGTAAAAT